GAGCGAACAAGGTTGTTAGTTGGCTAGCGCTAAACATCGGAAAGGCTAAACCAGCCTCAAAGAATGATTAAGCTACTGGTATCGCTCATGCTTGCGTTTCCTAAGATTGCCGACGTCTTTTTCAAAGTAAAAGATGAGTATACTAAGTCGTATAAAAAGAATCGCCATCGTCGCATGGATAAGCGTATCGACGACTGGTTGCACAACTCTAAGTAAAAGTGAAATTCCATATTTTATTTCAATACTTGAAGAACATTCTTTCTCACCTGAAGAGAAAGAAACCATCGCAGAGCTGCTCAGATACGCCGCGCAGCTTGAAGCGAGGTGAGCTTGTAGGTATTTGTATTGGTCATTCCCGTCCGGGCGACAAAGGTGCAGTCAATTACGACGGCACAGTTGACGAATGGAGCTACAACCTAGAAGCCGGGGAGGCTCTAAAAAAAGCCCTTAAAGATAAAGGTGTGCGTTCGGTTCTTTACTCGTCCTACGAAGGGAAAACCTATCGCACCGCGATGACATACATCCGAAAGAAGCTCAAGCTAGACGGAGCTACGTTAGCTGTAGAGCTTCACTTCAATGCTTCTGGCATACCCACTGTGCGAGGTTGCGAGACTTGGTATCGTTACGGTTCTCCTGAAGGACGTAAACTAGCACAACACATTCAAACATCTATTATCGCTGCTTATGGCAACCGAAACAGAGGAGTCAAAGCAGCCAGAGCACCCGACAGAGGATTCAGCTTCATGAAAAATGATGCCCTTCCTGCTGTTCTTTGCGAACCATTTTTCGGAGACGACAAGAAAGACTACATCTTGTTCTCCAAGCCGTCCAAGCTGGGTCAACACCTAGCTGACGGTATCTACAATTTCCTGTTGGATAAGCATACAAGTAACCAGAGCGCCCGAAAGGATAACGCTGTTGAGTGAACGACGCCTCGACCGACCTGAAAAACCTAAAACAAAACCAAACTAACCTAACAAAATTATATTATGGCTGAAGGCACTATTACCCCCTCATTCCTTGGACAAAGCGGCGGCTCTGGAGACAAAAACGCTCTTTTTCTAAAAGTATTCGCTAACGAAGTCCTCACCACGTTTGAAGAAACTAACGTGATGAAAGACCTCCATACCGTTCGGACTATTTCGAGTGGTAAGTCGGCGCAGTTCCCCACTATGGGCAAAGCAACTGCTAAGTATCACGAACCCGGTGACGACGTATTTGAAAATACCACAGAGGGTTACACTTCAACGATTAACCACAAAGAGCGCATCATCACCATTGATGACGTGCTGATTGCGGCTACGTCTATCGCTAACATCGACGAATTGAAGAACCACTACGACGTGCGTTCTGCCTATTCGACCGAGTTGGGACGTGCACTTTCTAAGCGCTTCGACCTCGCTACTATGCGGACTCTCGTTGCTGCCTCTCAAGTGGCCGCTTCTGCACAAGCTAACCCTGATGCTGGCAACGGTATCAAAATTGACTTGGGAACCACCACTGGTGCTCCTGCGGACCTTAGCACTGCTGGTAACATCATCCAGACCTTCCGCCTCATCGCGCAGAAGCTGGACGAGAATGACATCCCGTCTGAAGACCGCTTCGTTATCCTGACGCCTGAGCTTTACTACCTCCTCGCAGGTAGTGACAACGCAGCCATCAACCGCGACTTTAGCGGTGCTGGTAGCATTGCTTCTGGTAAGGTGTTGGAGCTTGTTGGACTGAAAATCTTCAGCTCGACTCACTTGTCTGACATCACCACAAACGAAGTCGCCTCTGATGACGTCAAAGCTAAGAACAACCCGTTCGATGACGCTGACGGCGCTTCGGCTGACAAGGGTTATCTTGACTCAAGTCTCGACGTTCTTAAGTTCGTTGCTGGTCACAAGTCCGCTATCGGAACCGTCAAGCTTATGGACCTCGCTGTAGAATCGGAATACTCCATTCCTAAGCAAGCGACCCTCATGCTTGCCAAATACGCAATGGGTCACGGTATTCTTCGTCCTGAAGGTGCTGTGAGCGTTATTGCTTAATACATACCCCCTAGGGGCCTCCTTAGAACAGTCTTTGGAGGCCCCTTTTTTTTTCTATGAAGAAAAGAGTAAATATGCGGATAGAACACAAGTCTAAGAAAGGCGGTCTCACCAAAAAGGGACGTGACCACTATAACCGCAAAACAGGCTCTAATCTCAAAGCTCCGGTAACGGAGAAAAACCCTAAAGGAAAGAAGGCTGCTCGTAAGCGTTCATTCTGTGCTCGCATGTCGGGCGTCAAAGGGCCTATGAAAGACAAAAAAGGTCGCCCTACGAGAAAAGCTCTCGCTCTTCGTAGATGGAAATGTTAACAATAAATAAATAAAAATTATGTGTATGTCTAGTAATCAATCGCGGTTCGGCCTTCTTGGCGCGCAGCTTGTCGAAAGCGATAAAGTTCAACGCTTTGTTAAAAAAACGGGTTTTGATAACACCATCGCAGGCGCGGTAATAAGGAATAACCGAGATAAAAAGCCGTCTAGTCGTCCGATAAACCCGAGAACAGGCCACCCGGAAACGAAAGCAGCTAACTCAACGCCTCGCACAGGGTTTAACATTTATCAATAATCACGCCCCTAGCGCTCGCTCTTAAACGCTGGCGTTGCTAACTTCAAATAAACAAATGGCTCTAACTACTGAACTAGAAAGTGTAAACCAAATGCTTGGGCATATTGGTGAAGCACCCATAAACACGCTTGCTGACTCAGCAGCACTACCAATTTCTGCCAGCACTGCCTTGACCGCTCTACGCGAAGTCTCAAAGGAAGTGCAAACCGAAGAGTGGCACTTCAACACCATTACGAACTACGAGCCAACCAAAGAGCTAACCGGAAAACTTAGGTTACCTGACGAAACTCTTTTTGCTGACGCGGTAGACAAAACACGCGACGTTGTTCAACGTGGGTTGTATTTGTATGACCGTAAAAACCAAACGAACATCTTCAGCGAAACCTTCAAAGTTGACCTCACCGTTCAACTATCATGGGACGAGCTTGTGGAAGTAGCCAGACGCTACATTACCCTTAGAGCCTCCCGTGTGTTCCAGAGTCGCATCATTGGAAGCACAGAGCTTCAATCGTTAATTGCGTTGGATGAAATGCAAGCGCGTGCTCGTTTGCTGGAGCTAGACTCTCAATCATCTGACAGAACCATCTTTGACAGCGAGGACGTAGCTCGACGTGTAGGCGTCCACCGCAACCCTAATATCTACTAATGCCCTTAATCAACACCTCGGTAAGTAACCTCATTCAAGGGGTCTCACAGCAGCCAGACGCTATTCGTTTTGCTGGTCAGTGTGAGGAACAGGAGAACGCTTTGCCAAGCATCGTGGACGGTCTCCAAAAGCGACCGGGGTGTCAGCATATCGTCACGCTACTAGAAACAGCGTCTCTCGACGCGAACTCTAAGATTCACTTCATTGAACGCGACCAAGACGAGAGGTATGTGGTTATTATTAAGAACAAAACCTCCTCAACGAAGTCTATCGCAGCGTTTAACCTCTCTACAGGGGCTCAGGCGACAATCACAGAGCGCTATACCGGGGTGGTTGAATCGTTTGTTAGTTCAGATGAAATCTATAAGAAAGCAATCACCTTTACACAGAAGGCTCCTGTCACAGTTTTAGGCACAGAGAGTTCCCGGTTGGGTAAACTCAGAATCACCGGGGGTCTAAATAAAGGTAACACCTTATACGACATCTTTGACATTGCTACCGACACCGACAAGAAGCGACTCAGGTTTGACGGAGATGTTACATTGTATGGCTCTGGGACTGGCTCCTACCAAAACACAGTTGAATACACTGTAGACAACGCAGATAACGCAGAGCTAATTCTTGAGACTCGTAACTACCTTACTCACGGCGTTGACGACTCGACACCCACAGTCCCCGTAGACGACCTCAAGCTGTTTACTACTGGTGACTTCACCTACGTCCTTAATACCAAGAAGAAGGTAACTAAAGATTCCACAACGAGTGCTCCTGTAAGCTCAGAAGCTTTGGTGTTTGTTAAGCAAGGCGACTACGAGCGCAAGTATGGATTATCTATTACGACCGCTGGTGGGACCACGTATGAGAACTGGACTTACTCTGGGTCGTCTCAGAAATGGTCTACTGGAGGTGAGACCTTCTACAACACTGGTTACGAATCCGAGTCAGATTTCATCATGAAGAATTTGTTTGAGGGGGTTATTCATATTGCTTCTACTCTGCCTAGAAGAGTTGTGGATGCAAATGGCGAGCAGGGTTCTGAGCGATACGACCAACCTCTAAACCTAGTCAGGGTCACGGGAGGAACAGCATATTCTGGTGGTTTCGACGGCGTAGCAGGAACAGAGCCGTTGTCTTTAGCGTCAGACCCATCGTTCACCGTAAGTCTCAAAGGTAACCAAATTGGTGTTATTACCGGACCTGCTGACTTCACCATTCAAGTAGACGATTCAATGGCTGGGGACGGACTTGGGGTTGCATATAAATCAATCCCTAACCTAGCGGACTTACCGAGCACCGCTACCCACAGGTTTAAGATTGCCGTTCAAGGCGACGTGGATGCCTCTGAAGACGACAGGTATGTTCAGTTCTTGGTTAATGGACACACCCCATCCTTGGTGGACGGCTCTGTTGGAGATGGTGGTTGGTTTGAAACCAGCGGAGGCAACATAAGCGACCGCATCGACGCGACTACAATGCCCTTGATTCTCAAGAGCACCGCCGTAAACGCATTTGAGCTTAACCACATGCCTCTGGATAAGCTAGACGCTGGAGATGATATTACAAACCCTGACCCTTCCTTTATCGGAACCTCCATCCAACGAGTGTTCCAGTTTAAGAGTCGTTTAGGTTTCTTATCAGGCTCATCGGTTTCTATGAGCGAAGTAAAGTTCGGAGGATACGACGGCGATTTGGATTTACAGCGCTACAACTTCTACCGGACCTCAGTTACATCGCTACTGGATGGAGACCCAATCGACGCCACCATCTCGTCTGACAAGGTGACCAAGCTTAGGGCTGCTATCTCGTTCCAAGACAACTTGATATTGTTCTCAGACTTCAGTCAGTTTGTTCTCCGGGGTGGAGACCTGCTAACACCAAAGACTGTCTCGTTCAACCAAATTACAGAATACGAATACGATAAGTCGGTAGACCCGATTGGTCTTGGTTCGTATATTTACTTCCCGTTCGTTCGAGGAGGATTCATGGGAATCCGTGAGTTCACAGTAAACGCAAATACCGACAACTTTGACGCAAACGAAATCACAGCCCACGTTCCTCAGTATATCCCCAAAGCTAGCGGAGGAGGGCTTGTGGCTATTTCCGGTTCCAGCGCAGAGAGTCTAATGGCTGCTACTGACGGCAACGACGTCTACGTCTACAAATACTTCTTCAAAGGAAACGAGAAAGTTCTCAGCTCTTGGGGTAAGTTCACCGTAAGCGGTGGTGGCATCAGGGGTCTTACGTTCATCGAATCTGAGTTGTATATTGTTCAGTCTATCTCCGACACAAACCAGACGCACCTACTTAAGATAAGCATGGGTAACAAACAGAGAGACCCCGAAGGATACAACACGAACCTAGACAGGCGTGTTGTTGTAACTCTCAACGCGACTATAGCTGTTCCAACATTTACTTTACCCTACTTGCTTAAGGACGACGAGGAGTTACAAGTCTACACCAAAGATGGTCTTCTTATTCAGAACCTAGAGACCACACCGAACGGGTCTGAGACTGTTGTTACCTTCAAAAACAACACCGTTAGCGGAGGATTGACTGGCGTCGCTGAGTCACTCTATGCTGGTGTTAAATACACCATGAAGTATACTTTCTCTAAGTTGTTGTTCAAAGCACAGGCCGGGCAGAACATGACACGCACCGATGGTAAAATGCGAGTTCGTGGAGGAACGCTATTTTTCGAGGACACGTCGCACTTTGAAGTCAAAGTCACACCCGACCTAAGAAACACCTCGACTGCGGAGTTCAACGCCTCTATCGTGCAGCATACCATAGAGGGTGATTCTGTTTTAGAGTCGGGACGTTTTCGATTCCCTGTATTTTCAGACCCTGAACAAACTACCATTACCGTTGAAAACTCCTCGGCCATGCCTTCTAACTTCCAAAGTGCAGAGTTTGAGTCGTTCATACATCAACGCTCCAGACGCTATGGCTAGTGTAGTAGAAACAACACCCGAAGGACATACCATTCTCATCGCCACCAAAGAGCACGCTAAAGAGCTTACTGAGGGTATGAGGGAAATGGACAAACTTGAATGCTTTTGTGTTGGCTCAGCGCCATCAAAAGCTGTTGAGTCGTCTATGAACGCCAGCGATATGAGCTTTACCGTTATGACCAAGGATGACAAAGTCATGGCTATGTTCGGAGCGGGAGAAGGCCATGAGCCTTTCATCTGGATGTTGGGAACTAATGAAGTAGAACGATACGCAAAAGACTTTCTAAAGCATTGCAGGAAATGGGTCTGGTCTTTAGCTAGCCATTATGGTTCTGTGTCTAATTGGATACATACGGATAACCTTGTGTGCATCAAATGGCTTAAATGGTGTGGAGCGGAGTTCGGAGAACCCATAAAAATTAAAGAAGAACTTTTTAGAAAATTCAAAATAACAAAGTAACATGTGTGACTTAACAATGGCAATGATGGGTATTCAGGCCGTGCAAGGCGTAGCTTCCATCTCAGCCCAGCAGCAACAGGCAAAAGCGCAAGAAGCCGCTCAAAGTGCCGCCTCTGTTCGCGAGATGCAGCGACAGCAAATGACTATGCGCTCAGAGCGTATGCAGCAGAGTCAGGAAGAAACTTCAATGGCGCAGGAAGCGCTTAAGTCTCAACGCGAATCTGAATCAGCAGTCTCCACCGGGACCGTCGCTGCTGAGTCAGTCAATGTAGCAGGAACATCTGTGGGTCTTGGTCTACAAGACCTCGAAAAAAGCAACGCGGAGTATCAGTCCGCACTGGCCTTACAAGCTCGCTTGAACGACTCAGCACGTAGACTTGGGCTTGCTAATTCTGGTGAGCAGTATATCACTAACATGATTGGAATCAATCAACCCATCGCTCAGCCCGACTACTTAGGAACAGTCTTAGGGACCGCAGGGAGTATGATGGGCACTTACCAGCAAGGAGAACTTTATAAAATGCAGACAGATAATGCTAATCTCAGTCGCCAAACTATGAGAGGTAGAGAAGCTTTAGCTGCAAACCAACTAGAAGCGTCTAAGATTAGAAATCAAACTCTTCGGATTCAACAAACAGGTGCTATACAATCGACAAACAGACAAAGGTTGATGTATGAAACTATGAAATTGCAAAACAAAAATGTTGCACCACGAACCCAATAAACTATGGCAACTAAGAAAAACCCCCTTGCTGCTCTCCTGAGCACTGACGAGAGACAACAAGTTCAGGAACTACAACGTGACCACGTTCTTCGTTCTGCTGTTCGTCAAGCAGGAACGTATGGAGTTGGTGTTCAGAAACCTCTCCCTATTTCTCAGACCAATCTTGGTAGGTTGTCTAATTCGTTAGGAACCGTGAGCGGTATCTTAGCTCAGTTTACAGCTTACCAAGCGCAGAAAGAACAAGTCGAGCTGAAAGGTGACAGCCTACAGCACACTCTTAACATGCAGGAGTTACAGAGTTTGGAAGCCGACCTAAGCACCAAGGGGGCTTTAATCCAAAAAGACACTGCTCATGAAGTCGTCAAAAGACAGGCAATCCAACTAGAAGAAGCACAGGAAGCCCGCGCCAATGCTGAGTTTGACCTCATGGTCAGAGACTCGAATACGGAGCAAAGAATAGACATGTTCAGGAGAGCCCAAGAACAAGTCAAAATAACTAGAGAAAGAGCAGAACGAGCAAGACTTGGGCAACCGTTAGACCCTTATTCCCCGGAATTTAGAGACCGCTCTCTGCGAATCATCGGGTCTCTTCGTGGTGCTGATTTCGCTGATTATCTTGAGGCGGAAACACAAAAAGCACTCGTCGAGTTAAGGAAGAACGACAATGGAGCTAGCCTGACTCGGGAAGAGGCCATGGATTTAGCCGAGGACATCCGAGAGAGATACATGGAGTTGAAGGAACTCAGTCTTGATGATGAGATTGGCAGAGGTTTCATGAACGCTACGGAGCGTTTAAGGGCTGCTAGGGAGCCTGAACTTGCAAACCAACTTCTTAAACAGTCAGAATCAATCAACACAGAGAACCTTATTGGTGCTGTTAAACAATGGGCTGAATCAGAACCTGATTGGGAAAATCTAGAAAGACAAGAATGGTATGCTCAAATGACCGGGATGGATAAATATAGGTTTCTGGGTGCGTTCATGGGAACTCAAGGTAACCCCGCGCTTGGCACTGTGGGAACCCCCGGTGTGAAGGGTCTTATGACTCAAACACACAAAGGTGCTCTTCAGTTCCAACAGTTGTTTAATGAGGTGAGCGAAAAGTATCAACTGGAGGGTAAGCCTCTTAAGGAGTATTCCGGGTTTGATGCTATGCAAGCTAGCGTTGATGAAGCCGTTGAAAACACGCTTACTAAAGAAAACAGACAAAAAGAAAACCTGTTTGCAGACGCCCTGAATGGAGCAAGAAGTTATCTCCACAACATGGACACTAAATTAACCGATAACCAAGTGTCTGCTTTAAGGGTGGGTCTTGTTCAAGAAGGAGACTACGCAAACCCCTCCGCACTAAGAAAAAGAATACAAGACCGATTCCCCGGTTTGAATATAGATACAGTCCCTGACGACAGGCTACCTGAGTTTGCAATAGCTCTTGTCACCCAGCTTCAAGGAATAGGAGACGTTAAGACCAAACAAACCGCAAAGCTAGTAGCTACAGCCCTTGGTCCTAATACTGTTTTCCTAGACTCTAAAGACGGGTTGACGGCTTTAGCGGTGCGATTAAAAGGAAAAATAGACGGGTTTCCGGGCGCTGATACAATTTCTTTTACGCCGTTCTTTAAGGGTATTCTTGAAGGAGGCCCCTCTACAGGTTACATAGGTCTTCAAGAGCAAGGTGGAAGTATTTACATCAACAAGTTGGATGCTATGTCGGACGGAGCGATTAGTGGATACAGAGAAAAACTAAATAACTTAAATGGTGTAGTCGAAGCAGAGCTACCTGAAAACGCTACTTCTGACCAATTCTATGAACTTTACAGAACTAAGTATAGAGAGCTAGAGCAAGAAACAGAACAATTAGTAGGGAAATCTATTGTTCGTCACGTAGAAGAACAAAAAGCAGTCTTGGGGGCGATGAACGAAAAAGCAAATGCTCGCGCTAAAGCTATTTCAGAGCTTAGTAAGAAGCCGGGGTATGAAGGAATCGAAAGAGGTTTGACTGTTGACCCAAAAGAGTTTATAAAGTTTCAGGAAGCAAACAGAGATTATACACCCCAAGAAGTCATTGACGTGCTTTTGGAAAGAGGGAAAACAATAGAAGCACCCCTTGGAGAGACCTTACGTTTCGTTTACGCAAAAACCCCTGAAACGGCTGAGCAGTATTTCAAAAGCTTTGACGCCTCCAGAAAACAAACAGAGGAGGAGGCGAACATGTTTAATGAGGGAGGACAGTTCTATCGAGAGAATAGAGACGCGGCTACTAGCT